GGGGTGCGCAGCGGTCGTGGACAGATCCTCGATTTTGCTGCGCAAGCCACTCGCAGCGGCCCACCCGGCGAAATCGGAGCGCGTGACCGTGCCGAGCTTCGTGCGCCCGACCGACAACGCGGCGGCGAGTGCGACGGTATCGGGCACGAGCGCCTGTAGCGCGGGGTCGGCGGAGATTGCAGCGCGGATTTCGGTGGGGGTCATGAATTACACCGGCTGCGGCAGGTTGTAGTCCCACGTCGGAAGATCCAGTGGGTTGCCCGAGGTGATCGCTTGGTCCGTGGTTTCGTTGGTCGAGAGCAGTACAAGGGTGCCAACCGAATCCACCAGGATCTGGTGCAGGTCGGGAGTCGCGGAGGAAGCGGTCGCGGTCACGCTGGACTTCGCGCCAACGGTCAGCTTGCGCCCGGTCGTGGCGTAAGCAGCCAGGGTAAAGTCCCCTGCCACCATGTCGACCACGCCCAGCGAGTTGGCCACGACGGTTGCATATGAGTCGGCGGCGGTATAGGTCGAGACAAGGTGTTGCTTGACACGCGAGGCCGTGCCAGCAAGGGTGATGATGTGCTGCGGGCCGTTATCTTGTACATCGGCGTGGGCGAACTTTGCCATGGTGGTGCTCCTGTTAAATCGGGGTTGTTACTTCGGGAAGGATGGTGAGCGTTGAGGTGGCAAGGCACACGGCCTTCACCACCCCCGCAGCGGTCTCCAGTTCAAGGTCAAACACGCCCTTCGAGAACGACAGGGCGGCGGAGGCTTCATCAGTCAGGCGAATCCAGACCGACCTGGTGGCCGCGTCAATTTCCAGCGTGCCGTCCGTGGTCGTGAAGGAGGTGAGGAGCGTGCCCCCGACCTTGTTCTTGACGTGCAGGCGGGCGATGGTGAAGGTCGACAGGTCCAGCGGCGCGTAGAACACGAGTTGGCCCCCCGACACATACGTCGGCAGGCCCGCTGCGTTGATCCCGTTGAACTCCACGGTGTTGGCGTCGACCACCACCATCGGGCGCAACTGCTCGTCGCTCGGGGGCGCGCCCGACACCAGGCTCGTGTAGTTGAGCGCGACCGGGCCCTTGATGTTGGTCAGCGCACCCCGCCAACCCTCGGCACAGCCATGCCCGGTCACCGTGAGGCGGACCGGGGCCGTCTGCGGGATCGCGGTCACCGCCTTGTACACCAGCGTCCCGGATTCCACACGAATCGGCAGGTTGATGGTCTCGCCACGGCGGATCTCGATGTCGAGCTTTTGCAGACTCATGCTTCACCCCGCAGCGATACCACGCCCGCCTTTCTGTTCTGGCCCCGGCCCGTGCTCGGCTGATCCGAGTTCAGGTTCTGGTTCAGGGTTGAGCCATCATTCGACGGTTTCTGGATCTGCGACCCCTCCCCGTTGTTCGACTTGAACATCGTGCCCGAGAGCTTCTGGGCCCCCGCAGGCGGCAAGTGCCCGGTGAGGGCAATGCACGCTTCCTCATCCGTGATCATGCCGAGCGAGAGTTGCTCTAGCACCATCATCTGTTTTGTCTGCTTGAATGCGAACAACTCGATGTCCGGGCGCAGGTCGATCGGGTCGTACTTGAACTCGACGTAGCAATCCACCCCGAAGAGGCGCACGGCAAGGGTGAAGATCCGCGAGTACATCTCGTTGAGCTTGGATCGAACCGCGCCATTGGCCGCTTTCATGAACAGCATCGTCTCGACCGAGGCGATGTTGCTCGACCCGCTCTGGAAGCCCAGGACCGTGCCCATCGTCTTGGAGCCCGAGGCGAGGCGAGCGTTGGCGATGTTGCTGATGACCTCATACTCTTGGGAGAGCCCGGCGTTGGACGCGTTCTCGACCTCGAACCCCAATGTGTCGAAGTAGACGAGCGCGTCCTCGGGCCGCAGGCCGTTGATCTGGGCCTCGATCTGGGAGACCAGCGAGGCCATCTCCTCGCGCGCCTTCTCGGCGTTGTTCTGCGCTTCCGGCGTGAGGTACTTGCGGAACTTCTCCTCGTCGATCCTCACCTTCTGGCGCGGATGGATCACCTTCTTCACGATGCGGTGAACGTCATTCATGAAGTCTTCGGTGAAGATCGTCGGCTTGATCGCCGGCTCCAACGGGGAGGCGCTGTACGGCTCCAGCAGGTCCTGGTCAAGCTGGACCATGAAGAAGGTCGGGATGTCGAGGTCGATCTCGTCCTGGCCAACCCGCTGGATCGGCTTCAGGGTCTTGTCCTTGTCCGGGAAGAACTCGATCTGGGACACCGCCAGGGGCTGGATGCGGCGCGGAAGCCGGTCCTTGCCCAGCACCAACTCCGCCGCCATGGCCCCGGTGAGCATGATCTCCTTGGTCAGTTGCTCGGAGCACGAGCGGATCGACGAGGTGCCCGAGAACCCCTCGGAGTAATCCGGCAGCACGTCGAACCGTACCACGAGCTGCTGCGCCAGATTGGTCGCCTCGGGGCTAAAGGTTCCGTCCAGGTTCTTGGCGATGACCGTGAAACCGTCCGGGATGCCGACCCGCTCATAGGCCCACATCGCCGAGGAAAGGCTCGGGCTGGACGCCACGAAATCTCGGATAACCCGATACGTGTCCGGGCCCTGACGGTAGGTCGTCAGGTCCAGGTTGGTGATGCGCCGATCGGTCCTGGGCAGGACCGAGGAGTTGTCCGGGGTGGTGCTACGGAAAAAGCTGGGCCACCCCTGGCTCTTGGGCTTGACCTTGGGGTCGACCGGGGGCGGAAGCTGCGTGGCAGCCTCCACAGCAGGCCGCCCGATCAGGGACTTGATTCGCTCAAACATGATTGAGGCAGCCTGTTTATAGGGTAGCCCCAATCATAAGCTATTTTTATGAGTCTATCAACTCCGTTAATAGTTGTACTGCAAGTCTTGCACTGGTCCTCGTTGTGGCAGATTGTTCAGGCGCTCTGCTTCACGCGGAACGTGGAGATCATCGGCAGGCCCAAGCTCGAACCCTGCGACACGCCCATGATCATCGAGGCGATGTAGCAGTAGAGCATGCTGTGGTGAAGGTGGTCGTTGCCCTCCGCCGACTTGACCCACCGGAACACCATCTCCTGCGCGGTCGCGTCCCAGTCCTTCATCCGCCGCATGTCCGTGAGGTGCTCCACCCACGTGTCGTCGTTCTCGTCCGGCTTCTTCGACAGCATGCCCGAGCGCAAGGAATCCATCAGGGAGTCGAACGCCCGGTTCCGAACGATGTTCACCTGCCGCAGCGCCTGCTGCCCCTCCTCCGGGTCCTGGTCCCGCTGCACCACGTGGAACAACTCCGTGCCCTTCTTCTCCGTGTAGACCGCCCCGTACAGGTTCACATCCTCCTTCTGCAAGGTCAGTACCGTCTCCGTGTACGGCTGGGAGTCCATCACCGTCAGGCGCACGCGAAACTGCACGCGCAACTCCTTGTAGCGCGACCGCAACTGGTGCACCGGGACCCCCTCGGTGTGGACGACCCGGATCGAACCATCGAAATGGACCGCGCCCACCGTGATCCAGCACGTCATGCCCAAGTCCACGCCCATGACATAACTGTAGCCCGAGTCCATGTTGAAGCTGGAGACGATGACCGCCTTGAGTTCCTCCTCCGTGAGCACCGACTCCTTGTCCTCAAACGGCAAGCCCAGCCCGAAGTTATGGAAGTCCGCCAACTTCTTGTACTGGGTCGAGGCCTCGATCAGGTTGGCGGGCGTGACAATGTTGGGGGCGTCGAACGGGGTGACCTGCACGCCGAAGGCCACGAAGTTGTCCAGCGTGTTCTGGCACACCCAGTGGCGATTCTCTGGCTGCAGGCTCGGGCGCTTGCCACAACTCGGGCACTCGACATAGGCCTCGCGGTAATTGTGGTGGTGCAGGTTGCCCTTGTTGATGTTGTGCAGGTCGCCAATAAACCCCGGCACCCGGACGTGTTGGTAATACTCCGGGATGAAGAAGTGATTGCAGTGGTTGCACTTGCAGAAATTGAAATGCTGGCGCGAGTGGCTGAACTCGTAATCAATCCCCTTTTTCGGGAGAGTGGGGGTCGAGAGTTGGCCCTTGAACTTGTATGGGGAGTGCGTCAATCGCGAATGGTATTGGGATAACACGACAGGGTCGCTAAAATCGACCTCGTCGTGTATTCGCATATCACAGGGAACTGAAATTGGCGCATTGGAGGACGCCGCCCCTTTAAAATACAGATAGGAATCCCCAAGCTGTTTGACCTCAGAGTTATCCACGTCCGTGACCATTTCATTGAGGAACGGCGAGGATTGAATTACCGGATTCACCCGCGTGTTCATGACCGTGGCCGCAAACTTGGCCGTGGGCAGCGTATAGGCGATGGTGAAACCCCGGATCATGCCGCACAAGCCCAAGGCCATGCGGATCGACATCTCCGTAATCCCAACCTGGCTACATTTGCGCACCACCCACTCAGGCTCTGCCGCATTCAAGATGAATGGCTGGTATTCGTGGTTCTTGAACGAGTATTTGCGCCCACCAATGAACGTGTTGGTCTCAATCCAGCGCGAGACCTCTTCAAGGCTTCGTGCTTGGTTGGCGCCCGCCTGCAGGCGGGTCATGTGGTCCTTGAAGAAGCTCACAACAGGCCCTTGTCCAGGGCCAGTGCCTCGTACTCGGCATAGAACTTGAGCTTCGCCTCCTCAGGGAGCAACAGCACGGCCTCGATCAAGCACGTTTCCATCTTCTTGAACGCCTCCGCCCGCTCCAGCGACTCCTGCATCTTGATCAACTGCCCGAGCGTGGCCACCGTCGTGTTCATGCACTGCGCTATTTGGTTCGGCGGCACCTTGTCATTCAGCATCACGTCCGCTTGGTACTGCTTGACGATGGCGAACTGCGAGGCCAACTCCTTGTGCAGGTCCATGGTCGCGGTGTCCGGCAGCAGACTGTTGATCTCCTCCCGCATCGCCAGCAACTCGGCCACAGTCAGGTCCGACAGGCCGGACATCGGCAACTCGAACATCGCCTCCCCCCGCAACTGGATCATCTTCCCCTCGTCAATCATGGCTCCCTCCGGTAGTGCGACTCCTGCATCAGGAGCAAGTCCGCCAGCGCGATCTGATGAGACACCGGCAGGGCCATGGCCTCTGAAAACCGGAGCCTCAAGGGCTGCAGCGAGCCATCAAACAGGTCCGAGAGTGCCTTCTCGCTTCCCCCACGCATTGTGGCAACTTCTTGCAGGGTTACTTCCCCGTGGAAGATCGCGACCATCATCCTGACCCGGCCCACTTCACGCCAATTGACCACGGGTTTGGGCTGTCTCACCCGTTTTTCCAGCACCAAGCCGTGTTTTTGGGCGAACTCCACCCAACTTTCCACCCTTTTAGGCGCTTTTCCGCCCAACTCCGCTGCAAAGGCAAGCCTGAAGGTGGTCGGCCAGTGCGACAGTTCGTTCAATTTGTGCGGTGCAATCAATTTCGTCACGTAGCGATGCAGTGTTCGGGCGCTCACGCCCTGCTTCTCGGCCGCTTTCTTGACATTGGTCCGGTCCGCGACCACGTCCAGCGACAGTTTCTCGTAGTTCGGCTTGTTTGCGGTGTATCGACCGGGTTCCTTGGGCTTGGTCACAGCCTTGGGCTTGGTCACGCCGTAGGTCCTCATCAGGTAGTAGACCTGGGTCTTGGTTACGTCCAGGGCCTTGCACGCCTGCTCGATGCCGATCCTCCCCTCCTTGAACGCATTCAAGGTCGAGTACAGCAGGAACAGCCTGTACTCGTTCTGTACATAGGTTATTTGCAGGGCGTGGGCACTGATCCCGAGTTCGGTCGCGGCCTCGTCCAAGGTCAGGTCCCCGCGCTGGACTTCCACCAGCAGCGCAAGGGTGTTCTCCGGTTTGGGGATCGTGCGCTTGGTTGGGGTCGTCTCCTCCGGGTGCGCGGCAAAGTCCAAGGCCTCAGACAATTCAATGTCCACAGCGTTGGCCAAGGCCGTGATCTTTCCGATCGGGACGTGGTTGTTTCGCACCCACGCATACACGGAGGAAGTCGACACACCGATCTCGCGTGCAAGGGTCGTGACTCCTCTGGTCTTCACGAGCGCATGTAGAGGTGATTTGGGTAAGTAGGGCATGAAAGCAGTTATAGATCGGGGCGCAGAAGTTGTCAAATATTGTGGTGGGTGGAGAGTTACGGGTGTCTCTGCTGGAGATAGTCTTGGATCAGGATTCTAACCAGGCCTTCGACGGGGAGATAGGTCTGCTTCGTGAAGCTGCGCAGGTCCGTGATCCGCCTCGTGTCCATGTAGAAGGCCGTTTGCTTGCTCTCGGACGGGTCCACGGCCGGGTTCCTCATGTGGCGTGCGACTGCGGCGACCATCGCGTCCCGGTTTGAGTATTCGTCGAGGATGTTGTTCAGGTTGTCGCCGGGGCTTCCGGGCATGGCCCGGACCGCGTCTGACATGTTGGTCGGGAGTTTGATGCTGACTGGGCGTTTCATGGTGTGTCCTCCTGTTGTGTATCTGGATAGTAACACAGGTTTGGTTATCTATCGCTTATCAGATAGGGAGTTTCGTCCTATCATTTGTCGGATAGAAAGTCTCGTCCTATCGCTTGTCGGATAGGAAAGTTTGAAAATATGGTCGGGATGTGAGAGGGACCTGGAGGGCCCGCCCCGTCGCCCTGGCGGACAAAGCTATCTCGTCATGATCCACAACTATCATACGGTCGCGGTCCCGGTCGAGAGCCTGCCGAACAATCGTCACACAATCCACAATATCCGCTTGCTTTTCTATTCGGATAGGTCTAGACTACAGTCATGGATCGGGGATTGTCTCCGACCCGCTACGTGGGGGCTCTCGCCATGGTTGCTTTGTTGCTTCTGGTTGTCGCTTTGGTTGGTGCGCCGGTCGCGCTATTCAGTCTCGGTGCAGTGCTTCCCATGCACGTCGCTGCCATCATCATCATCGGTGCGGCGCTGGGTTCCATCGCTGCCCACTATCGCAACATCTAATAAGGAATCGCTGCTATGTCCAAGCTTCTCTCAGTCCTCGCATTGACCGACAAGACCGCTGCACTGTCCGCAGCTGCGGATGAAGTCCGCGCCTCGTGCCTTCTCATGGTACGGGACGGGAACTCCCGTAATGTCACTGATACGATTCAGGCTCTCGCCTCGAACGGCGGGCGTACCAAGGGCGGTCAATTGGCCAAATCGCGCAAGGGTGCGATTCTTGGTGCCTTGGTCGCAGCGCACGATGATGCCCTTAGCGCGCGGTCAGTGTTCTCAGTCCAGTTCCAAGGGCACAAGGGCAAACCGTCGGCAGACATGACGTATGCCGCTGGTGTCCACGCCGAGCGGATCGCGCTCGCGTTTGAGACTCGGTGCACCTTGGCGATGGAACCCAAGGCAAAGGCTCCGAAAGCGGTCCCGGTCGCCAGTGCGGTCCCGGTCGCGGTCCCGGTCGACGTTGCTGGTATGGGTAAGGCTGTTGCTTCCGACGTGCTGAAAGATGACCGCAAGCGGACAGCACAGCGCATTCGTGCGCTGCGCGCCACCGTGAAGCAGATCAGAAGCGTCAACGCGCTTCTGGCCAGCGAAGCGAACGAACTCCGCGCTCGTGTGGCGGAACTGGAAGCCAACGCGGTCCGCGTGCCAGCTAAGCGGAAAGTAGCCGCGTAAGGTAATGCGCCCCAGCTGGGGCGCATTACCTAGTTGAGACTGAGACTTATTCTCAACTAGGTAATGTGGTGGGCGTTTAGCTCACAGCATCGGCCAACGTGTCGCGCACGGTCCTACACTGGACCGCTGCCCGGACCGCCGCCCGGAATCGTTCTCTCACAATCGGGGCTCCCGAACACCCAGCGCGCCAGTAGTGGTCGCGGGTATGGCTAGGGATTTGCGCATCGTTCATGACTTGGACGGTGCCCGGATTCCTGCCCATAACCGAACCGTGAAAGCAGACTAGGTTAGTAGGCTAGTCATTCCGAAAAGTCTTTGAGATCCACGCCAGATGCGAATTGCGGGCACTGGTGCCGATCTGAGCCCTAGTCCATAGCAGCATATGGGTGAAGGCCGGAATCGGCACCAGAAGCCTAGAAACCGCTTCGGCGTGGGTCGCGCGAACGAACCCAGCAAGTGCAATGCTTGCGGGCAATGGGTTCGAGAATTCAAGCAAGTAGCAGACTGGCACGTCGGATAATGACGTGCTGTGAGGATGCGGACAAGGTTTCAACACTGCTTTCATTAGTAGAGCAGCACTCTTGCCTTATGTGGAAACGGGAGCAAGCAATTCCGGCAGGCTTCAAGCAGGGATTGTGTGTCCGTCAAAATGGGGTTGTGCCCATGCCACAAAACATCCAGCCAAAGCAAGGACTCTAGCGAGCCCAATAAGTCACGCTGAGAAGCGCCACGAAATTGGGCATTGTCCTGATGCACACTCACAACCTAGGCAAATCGCCAGGCGAGCAGCAGGCAGGCAACGGGCAGACCGCAAAAGCTAAGGACACGTCGACGATGACGGCTCCGACCACAAGCGCAACCCTGTTCGACAAGTGGCACACAAAACCACGCAAGTCTTCGCCTGAACCTGGGCGAGGGCTTGCCCATGCTTTCTCCCAAGAGCATCGGCAAGCCCTGAAAAATGACCACTAGAGCATATGCAAGCCCTGCAAAATGCCCACTAGACCACATATAGGCACTATTCAAGGACTGTTACATTTTGCCCAGAAATACTCCGGGGGCTGGAAATTTCAAGTCCAAAAAATAAATTCTTGAAATTTTGTGGGGTTTTGGTCTGCAAGCCCTTGATTTATATAGAAAAAGATACCTTAGTGTTAACTTAAAAAAATAAGGTGTTTTTTTAGGAGAGGGGTCAACGAAAAAAAGTGGCCTAAAACGAAAAAGAAAAAGGCCTTACCCCCCCCCCCCCAAATTTCTATAAAAAAGTTTGTAAAAATTTTGGCTACCCCAACATTGGGGAAAACCGTGGAACCTTACTCCTGCAAGGGTTCTAGGGCCGCTCCTCCGTGGAACAACCCCAAATTTTGCAAAAGTCTGTCAAAATTTTGCGACTTTTGACAGACGAAAATCGTGGAACCTTACTCCCACAAGGGTTCCACGGCCGCGACCCGTGAAACACTATGACAAATGTCGCTAGTGAATTTCACTGGTCGCTTTTCCAACGGTGGAAAATCTGCGAAAACCCAGGAAAATCTGCGAAAACACGACTTGGACTTGCAGCAAGCCCGACCGCAGCAGCACTGAGAGGAGACGAAAATGCCCTTGAAAACGTACCGCAGACGATTGAACAAGAACCCGCGACTCACCCTTGTGGTGCTCGCGGACCTGAGAACAGAGCAGGAAACGGTCACAACGCAGGAGCTTGCAGCTCGCTTGCTCGCCATCGAACTGGGCTACTACCCGAGTCCGCTGTAGCAGCCAACTCTGCAAGGGCCCACAAACGGGCCCTTGCGGGGCAACCCTGCCCTAGCACAGAAGCACTAAAGCAGCCCCCCAAACTATAAAGGAGAGCGCAATGTCCATAATCATCACCAAAAAGCACAGCCTGCACGCAACCATGGCCAAGGTCCTGGTCCTGGCCGAGGCCATGGTCGAGGGCGCGGTCGAGGCCCAGGGCGCGGTCGACGATTCGACCAAGAGTGCAAACGAGGCCCGAGCCTTGGCCATCCGCACCATCGCAGGCGCAGTCATCTCCAAAGGCCCGCACGGAGCCGTGGAGGTGAGCTTGCACAAGGCCGACATGGCAATCTGGAGGGACGCCTTGACCGAGGCCAAGAACCTGAAGCAGGCCGCAATCGCGGCCCGCAAGGCGCGCGAGTGGAGCCAACTTGCCGCGCTTGGAGTCAGGGCCCACCTGAAACCCCAGCAACATAAGCTGAGGGCATAATCATGATCAAGACATATGCCAGCTTCGTAGAGCAAGGCGTAACAGGCCCCCTCGTGCGCGTAGGGAAGTCACTGAACCTGCTGGTCATGGCCGAGATCAGGGCCATGGACTTGCTCGAACAGGGGAACGTGGCCATGGTCGAGATCCGCAAGGCCCACAAGCAGGGCCACGAGCAGTTGCTGGAGATCCTGACGCCAGTAGAATGCCTGCGTCTAATTTGAGGAGGATACGAAATGTTTGCAGGATTCTACGCACCCGAGGACGGGGACCTGCGCCTGAAGTGGAGCACGCTCTACCGGTGGGCCCCGGAGCACCCGGACGCGGACGAGGACAACATCGTGGAGTATTCGGGGGTCATCGTCCAGGAGTTCGACCACGAGGAGTGGAAGGGCACGTGGGTGAACCTGTGCCCGCTCGTGGACCTGCCGGTGCTCTACCCGGAACTGGTGGAGCACCTGCCCAGCCTTCGGTAGGGCCCCACGCGAAGGGTTCTCCAACGTTGGAAAACCCTTCACGAGGCACCCTGCGCAAGTTGCCACAAAAGCACCTTGCATAGACTCACAACATGGCGCAAACTCCGCGCCAACTTGAGGAGAAACGAGATGAACAACACCCCGTACCCACTGAATGAGCTTGGAGGGTGGATTGTGCCAGAGGGCACGAAAATCCCCTATGGCTCTAAGGTTCCATCGTATAGCACCCTCGGGGACCGCTGTACCCTAGGGGACCTCTGCATGATCGGGAGCGGTTGCACCCTCGGGAACTGCTGCACCCTCGGGAACTACTGCACCCTCGGGGGCGGCTGCACCCTCGGGAACTACTGCACCCTCGGGAACTGCTGCACCCTCGGGAACTACTGCACCCTCGGGGGCGGCTGCACCCTCGGGGGCGGCTGCACCCTCGGGAACTGCTGCACCCTCGGGAACTACTGCACCATATGGGACGGTTGCGCCCTTGGGAACTACTGCACCCTCGGGAACTGCTGCACCTGGCTTGGCGTGGTCGTGCTCTCGTGGCTGACCCTTGCCAACGTCGACGGCTCTGGGAGGCAACTGAGGCTAGTGAAGCACGCATCGGGCGTGGTCGTGGAGGCGGGCTGCTTCCAGGGCACGGTCGAGGAGTTCTGCCAACGTGCCCAGAAAGAAGGCAAGACCAAATACGTGGCCGTGGTCACGGCCGTTGCTGCTGTAATGTGAGGAGAACCAACATGGACAAAGACCTGAGCACGCTGCGCCCCTTCAACCTGACCAAGGCCAAGGAAGGGGCCGCAATCTGCACCCGGAACGGGGACCGTGCCCGATTCGTGGGCCTGGCCCCGGAGCTTGCCCCTTTCAGTGTCGTGGCCCTGTCCAGGGGAAACGAACTCTGCCAATACAGGGAGGATGGGAGTTACACAAACCAGAATAGCCCCCACGACCTAATGATGGCCCCCCTCGCATGGGTGGAAGGCACGGCCATCTACGAGGGCGACACCGTGTATATGCCCTGGCTGGACATGCCCCCGGAACTCGTGACGGTGGTCGCCGAGGACCACACCATGGTCAGGATCATGCGACCAAATGGTGAGAAGCGGGCCGTGTGGGCATCCACCCTGACCTTGAAGAAGCCCAAGACCAAGCGGGAGGGGTGGATTGTGCTGGGGCACTACAACAGGGAGTTGACCGAAGACTACGTGGCTGGGATTCACGCCACGCCCTACCTCTACCAGACCCGAGAGCTTGCCGAGCACTTCTTCCCGAACTATCCCATCATCCACGCAGAGTGGGAGGAGTAACCATGAGAACGATCGAGTCCGAGTTCCCCGACTTCGACGGGGAACACCTGAATATCCCGCCCTTCGTGGCGGAGCCGTGGCACAACGATGCGTGTCCAAGGTACTCGTACCGCGAGGACCCCTTCGAGTTGACGCTGTGGACGGACTACAAGGACCCGTCCGAGCGCGAGATCGACGGCCCGCAGTACACGCTGTGCGTGTCGCGCTTGGAGGGCTACCTCGTGACCTACTTCGAGGGCGAGACCTTGGAGGAGTTCAGGGGCGTGCTGGAGGCGTACCTCAACAGGAACGGGGTCTGGGTCAATCAAGACCCCTCGCTCGGGACCCTGATGGTGGGCGTGGGCAGGCACGCGTACTTTTCCAATGTTGGAGAAATGAGATGAGCTACAAGATCGTCCGCCACTACTTCAAGGCATGCACCAAGAGGACCATTGAGCGGGGCCTGACCCTTGAAGAAGCGCAGGCCCATTGCCGCGACCGGGAAACGAGCAGCAAGACGTGCATGAAGCCCCACAACGTGGCCCGGACCCGCAAGATGGGACCGTGGTTTGATGGGTATGAAGAGGAGTAAGACCATGAAAGCGATCACCGAATGGCTTGCCAGCAAGGCTCACGCCGTGTATATGCGGCTCATGCCCATTGACCTGGAGTAGCAGCCATGACCTGCACCTTCTGCGGGTCCACGCACCACAACACCCCGGCTTGCCCTTGGCGGGTCGGGATTTCCAACGGTGGAAAAGGAGTAAATCATGGCATTCATGAGGGCAACCCTGAGCAAGGGCAAGGACTTGTTCCTGATCTCGGACGATCTGGACAATGTGGTCTTCTGTACGTACAACAACATCCCCGTAACTAAAGTCGGGGTCTATGACGACGATGAGGTCGAGGAGATCGAAGACCCGGAGTTGCGGGAGACCGTGGCCCTGACTTTCGCCCTGTTCCCGAGCATGCGCAGCTTCGAGATCGTGGAGCAGTTCCACGGCCAACTCTCAGCGTCGGGGTACCTGGACCATACGGACGTAACCCTGGGAGACTCCCACGCCGAGGTCGCGCAGCAACTCCTGGACATGTACTTCGACGGGGACCCTGAGTACATGGACGAGGGCGAGAAGGCGGATATGGCGTGGTTGGAGCGTGTGGCCAAGGGCGAGGACCCGGAGGCGGCACTGTGACCAAGCACACGTTCAACAGCCTCTTGGGCGGGGTCACGGAAACGGACCGCTTCATGCAGGGGCCACCACTTGCGCCGGGCATGGCCTGGGTCGAGTACAGGCCCAACCACTGGGTCGAGCAGACATCCCCGCACGGGCCTGAGTCCGACCCCAACCACCCGTCCTACGACCTGCACATCTTCGGGCACCACTACAAGCCGTTCATGGAGAGACAGCACAAGCGATAGGCCCACACCTCAAGGCCCGCGTGCGGACCTTGGGGAGGCAGCCTGCCTCTTTTCCAACGTTGGAGAAATGACATGAGACCCCTGCACACCCGCGTCGTCGTCCTGACCTACTTCGAGGACGACTTGAAGACCCACATCCCGACGGAAGACCCAGACAAGTTCTTCCGCGCCCTGGGCCGGGCCGTGGCCTATGGCCTGCCCATGGACCAGGACGAGGACACGGTCCAACTCGTGGCCCTGAGCATTCAGGACAAAGAGTTCCTGAACGTGTATCACCGCCCCAGCCCGGCCTATGACAAGTGGGAGGATGGGCGTATGAAGGCCCTGTACTCCCGCATCTCGAAGGTCCACAACCTGCAGGAGATGCTGGGTGAGGAGCGCCCCTTCGTCATGGGCGCGGTCAAGGATGAGGACGGGACCTATGGGTTCCATAGTTGAGGAGCGCCTGACCATGGCACCGGAAGACCTTGACAACATGACGGACGAGGACGCGGCCCAGATTCTGACGGAGATGGGCTACACCACCAATGTATATGGGGTGTGGTCTATCTACATTGGTGGGACGTTCCTCGCGTTTGATTCGGCGTGGGATGCGCTGGCTGCAAAACTGGAGGATGACCATGCTGAACACCCCCTGAGCTCTACAGAGACCTGGGCACGAAGGCGGGCCAGGCCCGCAACCAGCGGGACGAGGCCCGTGCCCACTTCCACGCCTCACACTTCCGCCGCGCCCGTGGCCTGGAGCATGGCGAGGACAGAATCAAGGCGGACACCCTGTACTTCGAGGCTTACAAGGAGGCACGACACACATGATCGAAGACCTGTTCGATGACCCGGACTTTGCCGGGGTCGTGTTCCAGCACTACCACGTGACCGGGGACGAGCACGTGAAGAACGGCTGCTCGCAGTTCGCGCCCCGATCCGTGGGGCGGGACTTGGTCCAGCACTTGATGGACCGACACAGCGACGAGTTCGAGGTGCGGCCCGTGTTTTGGAGGGATTGACCATGAGACAGACCGCCCGAGACATCCTGATCGAGATTTACCTCGACTGGGTCAACAACTACACCTCAATCAAGAGGTACGCAGAGTGCAACGGGCTTACTGAGACTAGGGCGCATGCCCTGATCGACCTTGCCCGTGTCGTTGCGTGCACCAAGCACCCGGAGGCATGGACATGAAAACCCCTATCCGAATCACAGACCATACCTTTCTGGTCGACGACGACTGCGAACTCATCTGCAAAACCTACGCTGCGTCGCCAGAGGAACTGGCCGAGATCGTCGCGGCGGTAAATGCGTACCCCACCTTGAAGGAAGCCAGCGAGGTCCTGCACGATCTCATGGCGTGGGTGCAGTACATGGGTGGGTCGGAAAGCAAAGTGTGGGAGCGGGCGGAAGTCGTCACGCTGAAGATTGACGCACTGAACTTGGGAGAGCAATCATGACCCCCAAGGAAAAACTCATGCGGGCGGTACGTCGCCTGATCCGCGCAGAGATCGACAACGCCTGGAAAGGCGGCGGACACCCAGACGACATTCCGTACATCGAACACGAACTGAAGTCGGCCACTGCCGCCTACCGCAAACTAATGAAGGAACTGACGATCGAGCAGAAGCCGATCAAGGGAGAAAAATCATGATCCGCTGGATGAAAAACACGTGGCATAGCACACAGGTTCTGGGCAAAGAGGGGCGCCCCATATGCACGGCCGTCACCGTCCAAATTGCGGACGAGATGGTAAAGGAGCACAACGCCTTGCTCGACTGCGTGAGCACCTTGAACGAGGCGCGGGAGGTGATGCACTGGCTTGCGGATCAAGACGTGGACAATGAGGAGTGGAGTGAAGGCGGGTTCGGCTATGAAATGGTGGAGAAGATCACAGCGGTCCTGGAGAAACTGAAATGACCAAGCTCGAAGAACTGAGGGCCGCGCTCGAAGCGGCAACGCCGAGTAACCAACATATCTACGAGTTCTCGGCAGACGGCACCTGCTCCATATATACGGATACAGGTGCTGAGTCGATGGCGGACGAAACTTTAGTCGCCTATGGCATCCGGCACGAGGATGACGCGATTCTGTTCTGCATGATGAGGAACAACCTCCCCGCCTTGCTCAAAGCGGCGGAGTTTCTTGAGGTGCTGTCTCCTTACCTCGACGAGCGCCAGCAGCCCGGCGAAATGTGGGCGGCCCTCGGCTGCAGACAGATACTGGAGAAACTGAAATGACCACCTTCCACCTCGATGGCCAGCCCGCGAAGCTGAGTCAATGCGTGAACGCGCTGACGATGCGCTGGTACACGGGCCGCGAGGCCCTCGTAATCCTGGAGTCC